CTGATGCTTCTGACTTTGTTGCTTACGACAGCCTGACAGAAGAAGTTGTCATGGGCTGGGTTTGGGAATCAGTAAACCAAGAAGAAACTGAGGCGGCACTAACAGCTAACATCGCAGGACAAAAGAACCCTGTGTCTGCTGATGGAATGCCTTGGTAATTTATTAACTACAACTAGGAGGACTGACATGGGAAAAAATGAACAGACACCCATCACAGTGAATGACAAGGAATACATCCTTCAAGACATGACCGAGCAACAACAAGCTATGGTCAATCACATCAACGATCTTGACCGCAAAATGGCGAGCATGAGGTTTAATCTCGACCAGTTGAACGTGGGTCGCGACGCCTTCGTCAATATGCTTACAGAGTCCTTAGAGCAAGAAGCCAACGAGTGATATAATAGACCCCCATAGAACTTTACTTTTTTATGGGGGATTTGTTGTGGACTTGGCAGAGAAGGCACTTGAGAAATTAGCGCATCACGAACAACTCTGCGAGGAACGGCTCAGACGTCTTGATGAAAAAATCGACGCGGCACACAAAGATATCGCCAGCAACAGAACAGCGGTTTTCGCTTTGTATCCCTTTATTTTTGGGGCTGTGGTATTTGCTCAATGGCTAAAGTAAAGCCATGGACATCAACGATTCTACTGACATCACGATACCCATACGCAATTTAATTGCGATGGTTGCCGCCACGTCTATTGCGACGATGGCTTACTTCAGCATTCAAGAAAGACTCAACACGCTTGAGCATTCGCTCGACAAGTCTCAAATGGAGATAGAGCGCAATACTGAGTTTAGAATCCTTTGGCCCCGTGGTGAGATGGGTGCGTTACCAGATGACGCTCGGCAAGACATGCTGATTGAAGGCGTACAGATGGACGTGCAGGATTTACGCCAAATGCAAAAAGAGGTTCACGAGCTTACGATTAGAATCGGCACAATAGAATCGCTGTATTTGACGGAGCAAGAATAATGTATCAATTTCATACTGACCACCCTACGCCGAACGTCTACCTAGACATCGCTCGTGACGCTATTAGCAACTCAAAAATCATACACAAATTTGGCGCTAACTTTGACATCGACCAAGCGACAGACCCCGAGACGGTATGGTCAGGTGGCGGCCTGTATCCGTGGTCTGCCTTTGCGACAGCGCAAACGCTTTACTGCCTGTCTACAAGCGCAAGCGATACCGCAGTCCTTACAATTCAGGGTTTAGATTCTAATTATGACGAGCAGACAGAAGCGGTCACGCTAACAGGAACCTCGGCAGTTACTACCACCAATACGTTTATCCGTGTATTCCGAATGACCTACGAGGATGGCGCGAACGCAGGAGACATCACAGTTCGCACTGTAAGCGCCACAGGAACCGTTGTAGCGCAAATAAACACAGGCTTATCGCAAACCCTTATGGCGGTCTACACTGTCCCAGCAGGCCACACAGCGTATATGGTGTCGCTAGATGTTAGCATCGACTCGAACAAAAATGCGCAGTTACTTATGTATCATCGTAATTTCAATAAGCCTTTTAGAGTGGCACATATTGCTGAGGCTACGGGTCACTATCGGTATGACTTTCATGCTCCGTTAAGAGTTACAGAGAAGACAGACATCGACATTCGCATAGACCAAGTAAGCGGCAACGACACGCGCGTGACAGCTAACTTTGACCTCGTACTTATCAAGGACTAAATCATGTGGCAGACACTAATCGGCCCCGTAGTGAATCTAGTTGGAGGACACTTTGAAAGAAAGTCTGAAGAGAAGCGCGCGGTACATGAGCGCAAGATGGAAGCGATTAAGCAGGACGCTAACTGGGAGAATATTCACGCAAGCAATTCAGCTAATAGCTGGCGCGATGAGTTTTTCTCTATTCTTTTCAGTATTCCTCTTGTGCTTTGTTTTATTCCACCTCTCGTCCCTTATGTTCGTGACGGTTTCGAAGTGCTGGAAACCATGCCAGAATATTACCGAATGCTCTTGGGCGCACTTGTCGCGTCAAGCGTCGGCATTCGTGGCCTTACTAAATGGAAAAACTGATGTATAAGCACTTTGATATCTCCGAGTTTCGCTGTAGAGAGACAGGCGAGAATGACATGAAAGAAGAGTTCATCCACATGCTGGACGAGCTACGTGAGCGTTGCGGGTTTAGCTTTGTTATCACGTCTGGCTATCGCTCTAAAAGCCACACGGCAGAGCGAAGCAAAGAGAAGGGCGGCACTCATACCCAAGGCATTGCCGCAGACATTGCTGTAAACAATGGCTTTGAAAGGATGAACTTAGTACACGAAGCCTTGAAGATGGGCTTTGGCGGGATAGGCGTAGCGCGTACATTCGTGCATGTCGATATGCGAGCAACTACGCCTGTGATGTGGACTTACGGCTGAACCTTTAGAAACTCGCTGACCCTACCCTCAAACTTACTAGCCCGCTCGTTGAACGCTACTAGATCACGCATGTATAGCTGATAAGGCAAGACGCCTACATGCTGTGCCATGCTAATAACCTGTTGCCAGTCATCGTCTGAACAGTTGACCAACGCACTGCGGGCAACCCTATCCCAAATGCGCACCTTGCGGGTATCAAACTTAACTACCCTTTCTCTTTCTCTGAATCGCCTCATGTTATACCCCTCAGTAAAGGGCCGCTTATGCGACCTGTTTAATTATCTGCTGAGGCACTTTAGACCCACAGCAATAGTGCGACTCGATAGTCATGTCGTCTAAATTGACGTAAGCATAGCCGCGATAGTGCAAGCCGTTATCCTCATCGCCTACGCCTCTAATGCTGGCAACCTCTACGCAGTCACACCCCTCAGTTGTAAGCCATGAATCTCGCGCTGTCATAGCCTGTGCAAAGGAGTCCCAATGTGAAACATCTTGAATGTCGCCGTGATCGTCCACTTGCTCGATGACCCATTCATAAAACACCTTCCCTGTCATTGCCCTTCTCCTTAGTAAAGGGCCGCTTACGCGGCCACCTCCCTTACCCTGTCTTCTTTGACGAAGAACTCTCTGGTACTACCACAGGTTAATATGTAACCACCCTGCACCTTCTTGACTACCTCTGCCTTTAGCCAGAGATTGTTTCCTTTAAAGATTACTTGCTTTGTCATGTCATCTCTCCTCTCAGTTGACAAGTCCTATTATACACAATGGTTAAACATAGTCAAGCATCAATTTAACAAAAAAAGTAAAATAATTATCTGATAGGTGTTGACACTTGCCTTTAAAGGGCTAATATAGATGGTGTTCCATGTGGAACTTTGAAGGGAGAAAGCCAATGCAAATTGCTATCAAAATAAGCAAGCAAGTGGATGACTGGGATGAGTTCGTTGATGAGCTAGAGGGCATCGAGCGCACCGCAGTTGCTGATGACTACGACGAGGAAACCCAGATAGTCACACTGCTTGTTGACCGTAAATCAATTGACGATTACTACCATCCTGTCGGTGGGCGTTATCCGATTGAGCGCGAGGGCCGCACAGAGTGGGACGAAGAGGTCGGCGTCTGTGTGCATTCATGTAAGTGGCACGACCACAACATCATCAACGCAGAGCAAGTCTGCAAAGAACTGGAGGGGTTGTTTTATGTCGAGTAACAAATTTATCGAGCCTAAGCTGATTAAGCCTGAGCTAATTCACGAGATGGATATGCTGGTTAATCAGTTGCGTGATTTAACATCGCTACAGCCAAAGACCACTCAGGACGCACAGATGGATGCGCGTCTTGCGGATTTCCTAGAGCTTGCTGAGCAAGATTTCATTCGCGGCTGGACTGACTGGGAGGAAGGTATTCAGCACAAGAAGGGGCAGTCGGAGGCGTACAACGCCGGCTATGCTGATTGCTATGAGTACGAAAACAGAGGAGGCAGATAATGTCTGATGGCGTAGTTAAGATTCACGGCAAGGAGTACAAGACGGTTGCAAAGCGAGTTGCCGACTTCCGTGACAAGTACCCTAATCACACTTTAGTCACTGAGCTTGTATCGGCAGACGACGAGCGCGTGGTTATGGTTTCCAAGGTGTACGACACCGACAACCGCCTAGTGTCCACAGGATGGGCAGAAGAGCGCAGAGACGCGTCTAGGCTCCACGGCACATCATCATTAGAGATATGCGAGACAAGCGCCTGTGGCCGCGCTGTGGCCTTCCTACACCGCGACTTGATGGGTACGGAGATAGCATCAGCCGACGAGGTAGCAAACGCTATTAGCCAGCAGAACGACGGCGAGTTTTTGGAGTTCATGGCGACGGTACGTGATCACTTCGATTGGGTCATGTACGCCAAGGAAGCTATCGCCAACGAGGACTGGCAGTCACTAGCGGGCATCTGGGGTGACATAGATCACGAGACGATGGCTACGCTGTTTAGAGCGCCGACTAAAGGCGGCATTTTTACCACCGAAGAACGTGCGGCTTGCAAAGGCAATGACGCATTTAACCAAGCAAGAAAGGAGTTAGCCAATGGCTAAAGTAGAAACGCAAACAATGCAAGAGAGATTTTTTCTCAAGGCAATTGAGTTAGTAGTGCTGAGGGAAATTGCAATCGGTGAAATCAAGTTGGCTTCTGACGCTGGAATGTGCAGGCAGGCTAATGAACTAGCGAAAGAAATGATTGGCTTGTTTTTAGTGGAGAAAGCGGAGAATGAGCGGCAATGGTCAGAAGACGTTGAGCCAGTTGTAAAGAAAATTTGGGATGAAATGCAAAAGGAGAATGCAAATGGAGTATGACAACAGCAACCGAGGCGTCCTGTTTAAGAACGACAGGAAGGAAAAGGAAACGCACCCCGACTACAAGGGTAGCTATACCGACGGTAGTGGTGCGGAATTTTGGCTGTCAGCGTGGCTGAAGAAAGACAAGAACGGCAACACGTTTATGTCTCTTAGCACGACGGCAAAGGACGATGCCCATAACAAGGGTATGCAACAGGCCAAGCAGTCACTGGCGCCAAGTGTGGAGTTTGAAGATGACCTCCCCTTCTGATGTCGGTAAGGCGCTCAAGAAAGCGCAGGCGCTCGCAGGTGTCAGCAATGACGAACTGGCAAAAGAGTTTGGTGTAACGCCTGTACAGGTATGCCGCTGGCGGCACAAAGACGACATGAAGTTCAGTCGTGTAGTGCAGTTGGCTAGTCGGCTTAACATGACGCTCGACGAGTTCGAGAGGTTGGGGAGGTAGTATGGAAATTGAGAAGGGTATTGAAATACCGCCTGACGGTAGAGGTAAAGGCAATTACTCTGGCTTCGGTAAATGGCAGAAAATTGCTAGAGAGATGCACGTAGGCGACAGCGTTTTTTTTGTTGGCGACAAAGACAATCGCTCGTTTCGCGCACTCTCTAGAGTTCTAGTAGACATGGGCTACAAAACCGTGAGTCGCTGGGTCGGTGACGGCCATAGAGTTTGGAGGGTTGAGTAGGCAAAAAAAGCCCCGTTGAGGAAACGGGGCCAAACCACTTGCGGAAGGGTTATCGCATGTGGCATCCTTAGTTTGCACACTACAGGATGGATAAGATTGTACAGTATTCTAGTACCCTGTACACCTCTTAACTACTCCTTATGACTCTTAACGTCTACGTGTGCCTAGTCGAGCCTAGTTAAATAGTGCTGTCTCAGGTGCAGTCGCTCAAGAAAGCCGAATCATTCCTACGACCTTTAGAGGCGGGGACGAACAGTGGTTATGTTGCCAAGTAGTAAGGGCGCGGTCTGGCAGAGCCGTTAATTATCTGCACTGATACTGTAGGGATGATGGACTAGCTAGGATACTTGTATAGGGCAACAACCGCCTCTAATGATTCCTATTGTCTAAAAAAAGGAGAAGGGTAATGAGTTTAAATAGAGAAGGTTTGGAGCTTGTAGACCTTAATCAAATGTACCAAACAGTGTTGGACTCTAGCGTGAAGCTAAGTTGCAGAGTTGCTTACACTGAACTAGAAGGAGAGGTAAATTTTTCTGCTGGTTGGTTTGAAGAATGGTCACCAGAACAGCGTATTAACCTGCTAGAGAATTGGATTGCGATCATGCAGTTCATGCTTGAAGGCGAAAAGGCAATGCAGGTCGAAGAGGAGGAATTAGATGAAAACGAAAGCAGGCACTGATTGGCAACCAACAGACGAACAGATACTAAGCTGGCAACACGCTTACCCCGAGGTTGATGTATTTGCAGAGCTAAACGTAATGACCGTATGGCTCGACTCTAACGATCCTAAGCGTAAGACAGAGCGGGGGATGCCTCGCTTCGTCAATTCATGGTTAGCTAGGGCGAATCAGAAAGGCGGTAGCCCATTCGCTCAAAAAGAGTATGAGCAGAGCGGCAGGAAGCCGATGAAGCAGTGGACTCAACTCGATGACTTGACCCACGACTTTATGAAGAGTGAACGCTTTAGACAATCATGCCTTGAGAAGTACGGGCAATACGTGACCTTTGAAGGTGAGAGGGTTACGCGATGATGGTTGAACTTAGTGAGCGCGAATACGAGATAGCTTGCAAGGTGGGCATACGGCGCTACCACGCGGCGCGAGCTATGGGCGCACAGAATCGCAAGATGTCTAAGACTGACAGCCAATACGAAGTCGAGACAAACGGCATGGCCGCAGAGATGGCATTCTGTAAGCTCATCGGTGTACGTCCTGACTTTAGCGATACGCCGCAGGTAGCAGACTGTGAATGGATGGGCTACACGATAGACGTTAAGGCAACCAAGAGGCAGAATGGTCGTCTTCTCCTAGAGACTGATAAGCGTAAGCTATGCGACATTTATGTGCTTATGTGCGGCGAGAAAAACATTTGGCGGTGCGGTGGTGTCGCACACGTAAATGTCATACGACAGCCTGAAAATTTGGACAGGCTTGGGGCAGGTTACAAGATGACGTATGCACTGCCGCAACATCGCTTAATGCCGCTAGACCATCTGCTTGAGCTATCAAAGGGGGCAAAATGTTTGGCGAATTCTGGCTAATCAAAGACCCGATAGAAATCAAAGATCGCATTGAGGCTTTCAAGAAATTTCTTGAAAAGGAGTGGTGCTGGGATAAGCCAGTGTCGTGGCAGGTAAAGGAGTACAAGCCACGTCGCTCTATGAGTCAAAACGACCTGTTCCATGTGTGGTGTCGTGACATGCTCAGGCACTTCAAAAAAAAAGGCGGTTTTACTGGCAACGAGGAAGACATCAAGATGATGGTTAAGTACAAATTCCTCGGAACAGAAGACCTCGAAATCTCCAATACGACCATCCCTGCGCAGGTTCGGCGCACTTCGACGCTAGACAGGGGAGAAATGCTATACTTCATGACACAAGTAGAGGCATGGTGTATTGACCTTGGCGTTAAATTGACCAAGCCTCAGAATTCGGAGTACAGCAAACTGGGGGGGTAGGCATGAGCCTATTACAGTTTTGCAAAACCGAAAGGCAGAAAGCAGTTATCAGCCGAGTAGAGAATGGTGTCAGCCAACGTGATATCGCAAAAGAGCTTGGAACTTCTAGAAGCACAATTGTTAGTCACTTGGAGACGGTAAGAGGCTACGCCGCTAGGCAGGGATATAGTCCAGAACACGACTATACGCACCCTGTTCCTGATGGGTTTATCGTGAAAGGCGTATCGACCTACTACAACGACGAGGGCAAGCCCGTCGGTCAGTGGGTTAAGAGTCTAAGCGACAAAGAGCGGCAACTAGAAATGCTTGTCGAGCGCATGGAACAGAGTCTCGATTTGGTGCCGCCGTTCAAGCCTACTAAGCCGCCAAAGAAAACCGATGATCGACTCCTGTCATTACTAACTATCACGGACTTTCACGTAGGCTCAGCTTGTTGGGAAGCCGAGACGGGCGACAACTTCGACACCAAGATAGCCGCAGACATATTCTTAAACGCCGTCCATGACATGCTTTCGGCCTGTCCTAACTCACAGACAGGGATGCTCAACATATTAGGCGACTTCATCCATTTCGACGGTATCAACTTACAGCCAGTGACAAGCGGCGGCGGTCACGTACTAGACGCTGACACGCGCTACACGAAGATCGTAGACGTATCCATGTCGATAGTAAGGGAAGCCGTTAAAATGATGCTGGCGCGATTTGAGCGCGTTGTGGTGGTAGTTGCAGAGGGTAATCACGACATCAGCTCTAGCGTGTGGCTCCGCAAGTACATCAAACACCTGTTCGAGGGTAGCCGCGTCGAGGTGATCGACAACCCATTTCCGTATTATGCGTATCTGCACGGCAACTGTATGTTGGGCTTTCATCACG